CCCGAACGGCGCAGAGACGACCAAGAGCTACACCATCGACTCGATCTACACCCCGGTGCGATTTACCGGGCGGCAGGTCGAGATGAAGGTGACGGGCGCATCCCCGGCGACAGACTGGCGCGTCGGCAACATGCGTCTCGACGCCGTGGCCGGGGGTGAGCGGTGAAGGAGATTGACGGCATCGAGCACATCGCGCCCTTCCGCGAGCTTATTGAGCGCGCGCTGGCCGAAGGCTATGGGCAGATGAACTACACCGACGTGCTCGATGGCATCGCGCGCGGCGAGTACCAGTTCTGGGCGTCGAAGGATTCGTGCGTGGTCTCGACCATCGACGTCTTTCCGCGCATCAAGCAGCTCACCGTCATCATCGGCGCGGGCGACCTGCGCGAGATCGACGACGTGATACGCCCGGTCATCGAGGCATGGGCGCGGCGCATCGGCTGCGACACGATGCTGATCATGGGACGCCCCGGCTGGCAGCGGGCGCTTGAGGGTTACAGACGCACCGCCGTGGTGCTCGAGAAAAAGCTATGAGCAACCTGTTCAAGTCCAAGAAGACTGAGAAGTCCACCACCGAGATCGACCCGAGGATCTACGACAGCGTGCTGCGGAACCTGCAGTTCGCCGAGCAGGTCGCGGCGATCCCGTATCAGCCCTATACCGGCCTCATGGTCGCGCCGTTCACGCGCGACTACATGGCCGGCGAGGCTGCGACGCGACGCATCGCCCAGGAGGGCGGCTTCGTCCCCGAGGTGGAGGCGGCGGCGCGCAGCGCGCAGGGCCTCATGGGCTTCCAGCCTGAGCGTGTTGGCGCGGAGCGTGTTGGCACGCAATTCATGCCAGAGCGTGTTGGCGCAGAGCGCGTAAGCACGCAATTTGGCGTTGGCCCCATGAGTGCAGGTCAAATTGACGCGCGGTTTAACCCGGAGCGTGTGGCCGCGCAACAGCTTGGAGCAACCTTCGGCGCAGCCCCCATCGGCGCATCGCTCGCCGGCGGCCCGGAGCGGGTCGGGGCGGGTGCAATCGGGACCACCTTCGGCGCGGCGCCTATCGGCGCGGAGCGCGTCGGTGCGGCGCTTGGCCGTGGCCCGGTCACGGTCGGCGCGGAGCGCCTCGGGACCACGTTTGCGCCCGAGCGCATCGCCGCGCGCGACATAGGCGCGTCGCTTGCGGGCGGCTTGCCGCAAGTCGCCGCTGGTCGCGTCGGCACGACCTTCTCACCGGAGCGCATCGCCGCGGAACGTGTCGGTGCGTCGCTTGGCGGCGGGCCGCGTATGGTCAGCGCCGGTCGCGTCGGGGCGCAGTTCGCGCCCGAGCGTGTGGCCGCGGGACAACTCGGGACCACCTTCGCCGCGCGCGAGATCGGCGGGCCGGGCGCAGCGCCCACGGCCGCCGCCGCCTCAGTTCTGGGGCGCGACATCGGCGCCTACATGAACCCCTACGAGCAGCAGGTCATCGAGGCCGGGCTCGGCGACATCAGCCGTGCCGAGGAGCAGGCGCGCGGCGGGCGCGCCGCCCGTGCCACCGCCGCCCGCGCCTTCGGCGGCTCGCGCGCGGCCATCGAAGAGGGCATCGCCGCCGGCGAGGCCGCCCGAGAGCGTAACCGCTTCGTGGCCGAGCAGCGCGCGCAGGGCTTCCGCGAGGCGGCGGCGATGCGCGAGGCCGACGTCGGCCGGCAGCAGCAGGCCGGGCTCGCCAACCAGGCGGCGGCGCAGCAGGTGATGGAGCTCGCCCAGCGCGGGCAGATCACGAACCAGCAGCGCGACCTCGAACTCTCGCGGCTCGGGCTCACGGCGGGACAAGCAAACATCGACGCACAGATGCGCGCCGCGCTCGCCAACCAGCAGGCGCAGCAGGAGGCGCAGCGCCTCGGCCTCACGGCCGAGCAGGCGAACGTACAGGCGGCGCTTGAGGCCGATCGTGCCAACCAGGCTGCGGTCGAGAACTACCAGCGCATGGGCTTGTCGGCCGAGGAGGCCAACCAGAGGGCGATGGCCGACGCGGCCGCGCGCAACCAGCAGGCGGCGCTCGACGCTCAGCGGCTTGGGCTCACGGCCGAGACGACCAACGTGCAGACTGCCATCGAGGCGCAGCGCGCCAACCAAGCCGCGGCACAGCAGTACATGCAGATGGGGCTCTCCGCCGAGGAGGCGAACCAGCGCGCGCAGATGGACGCGGCGACGCGCAACCAAGCTGCCGCGCAGGAGGCGCAGCGTCTTGGGCTCACCGCCGGGCAGTTCAACGTCGAGCAGCAAATGCGCGCCGGGCTCGCCAATCAGCAGGCGGTGCAGGACTACATGCGGATGGGACTCTCGGCAGAGGAGGCGAACCAGCGCGCCATGCTCGACGCCTCCGGGCGCAACCAGCAGGCGACGCTTGAGGCGCAGCGCCTAGGCTCAACCGCGCAGCAGTTCAATGTTGAGCAGCAGATGCGTGCGGGCCTCTCCAACCAGCAGGCGGTGCAGCAGTACATGCAGATGGGCCTGTCTGCCGAGCAGGCGAACCAGGCCGCCGCGCTGGATGCACAGCGGATGGGGCTTACCGCCGGGCAGTCGAACCAGCAAGCGGCCATGCAGGCGGCACTTGCGAACCAGCAGGCTAGTATGCAGGGTCAGCAGATGGGTATGCAGGCGCAGCAGTTCAACATACAGCAGCAGATGGAGGCGCAGCGGCAGAACCTTGAGAACCAGCTGCGTGCGCAAGGGATGTCTGCTGAACAGGCGCGCTTCAACTCGCAGCAGCAGATGCAGTCGGCGCTTGCCAACCAGCAGACCGGAATGCAGGGTCAGCAGTTGAGCTTGCAGGCGCAGGGCATGAACCAAGATGCCGCCATGCGGGCCGCGCTTGCCAACCAGGCCGCCGGGATGCAGGGCGCGCAGTTCCAGCTCGGCGCCGGGCGGCAGTTGGCCGACCTCGGCCAGACGGCGCTGCAGAACAGGTACGGCGCCGGGCAGGCGCTCATGGGCCTCGGTGCGCAGCAGCAGAACCTCTTCCAAGAGATGCTCAACCGGCAGCAGGAGGAGTGGCAGCGGCGGCAGCAGTACCCGCTGCAGCAGCTCGCGATCAGGCAGGGCGCGGTGTCGGCGTCGCCGTACAACGTGACCCAGACCGGGACCGTGACGGGTCGCCAGTCGCCATTTGATATTGGTATGCGATTGGCTGCTGCGATTCCAGGCTCCGACGAGCGCATGAAGCGCAACATCGGCGGCATCAAGAACCCGCTCGACAAGGTGCGCCGCCTCAAGGGCATCGAGTTCGAGTGGGAGGACGGATACGGCGAGAACGAGGGCGAGGACAGGGGCGGCGAGGAGGACATGGGCATGTCGGCCCAGTCCGTCGAGCGCGCCATGCCCGAGGCCGTCTCGCGGCGCGAGTCGGACGACATGCGCCAGTATGATCTGCCGCAGGTGGTGGGGCTGCTCACCGAGGCCGTGAAGGAATTGGACAAGAAGGTCGGCGGCAAGCGCCGCGGGAGGGCGTGAGGTGGACTTTTTCAAGAAGCTGACGGACCGCGCGGCGCAGCGCAGGATTGACGCCGACGAAGAGATGTTCAAGCGCTACGGCACGCGGTACGCAGAGGGCACCGGCGTAGAGCGCGGAATCATGCGCCTTGCCGCGCAAAGCGAAGACGCTGAAGAGATGGACCTGACGCCGACCTTTAGGGCCAAGGTGGGCGAGCCCACCGGCGCCAATCCGCTTGATATCTACCGCAAGATGTACAGCACTTATGGCGGCCGCAAGACGCGCGGCCTGCTCTTTGATTGAGGACCACGAACATGGCAGAGAAAACAAAAAAGCCCGGATTTTTTAGCCGCTACATCGGCGGGCTGCTTGGCGAGGACGCCGAGTCCATGACCGAAGACGATCGCCGCCGGGCGACCTTGAGCTTGCTGGGCTCGATTGGCCGCAACTATTTGTCACCCGGCTCGGGCGACGAGTCGCTTGCTGCCATGCGCGCCAGCCGCGCCGCAGAGCGTAAGGCCGCAGACGACGCGCGCCGCAATGCCGCCGCCGAGGCGCTGATGCCGCAGGTGGTGGGGCGTCTTTTTGGTGGCTCTGCCGGGCGGCTCGAGAGCCTCCCTGGCGGCGAGGGCGGCGAGCTGACCTCGCGGTACCGCCAAGACCCGCGGGACGCCCTAGCAAAGCTCTACAGCTCCCAGGCGGGGCGCGACCTCGGCCAGATGGCGCCGGATCTCGCCAAGCTCGCCATCGAGGGCACCCTCGGGAGCATCGTCGGCGGCTCGGTCGTCAATCGACTGACCGGCAAAGTTACGACGCCGGCCAAGGCGCCGGGGCCCAGGACCCTTATCAACGAGATAAGGCTTGGAGATAGAGTAATCGCCTATTTCAGCGACGGGAGTAGCGAAGAGTTCAAGGTGGGAATGGAGCCCGGCGCGCGCGCGAGGGGAGGCGGTGGCGGTGCGCCGCAGGCAACCACACCCGGGGCCCTACCGGCTGCCGGCGCTGCGCCCGCCGTTCCCGGCTTCAGCTTCCCGCAGGGCGACTTCCCAAAGCTGACGGAAGGAGAGGAAAAGTCGCGCTTTTACACCACGACGATGGTCAGCTCTTTGCCCGTGATGGCTGAAGTTTTGAGGTCTGGATACAAGCCGACCCAGCGCGACAAGGCCGCCGCAGGGCCGCCATCTGAGGGTGTTTTGGGTGGCCTTTCCAATACACTTGTGCCGCGCAGCTTTGCAACTCCAGAGGGCCGTCGATTCTATACCGAGGGCCGCAAGGTCTTGGCGGCCATTCTGCGCAAAGAATCCGGCGCGGCGATTACCGACGACGAGTGGACCAACTATGGCCCGATGTATCTTCCTTGGCCGGGTGATACAGAAGAAGACATCAAGTTGAAAATGCAGTCCCTTGATCAGCAAATTTTGAACATGGCTATGGGGTCTGGCAAGGCATTCCAATACTTCACGCCTCCGCCGCCTTCAGTAATCAGCCGCGAACCAAATCAAGACGGGATAATCGACCTTCCCTCACCGACTCGTCGGAGATAAAAATGCCGAAGTACAGAATAGATGGAGAGATTTACGAAGCCGCGACGCCAGAAGAGGCGTATCGGCAACACGCTAAGAAAATCTCTCCGGGCATGATTTCGGGCGTGGCCCAGCAGTTCACGCAGGGCATCAGCTTGGGGGGCGCGGATGAATTGCTGGCCGCCGCCGAGGCTGCGGCGGGCGGCGACTACCGCGCCTCTCTTGAGCGGCAGCGTCGTGAGCGTGAAGCGTTCCAGTCGCAGAACCCATACATCTCTGCCGCGGCAACCGGGCTCGGGGCCGTGACGCCCGTGATCATGGCGACGCTCGGCGGGGCCGGCGCCGGAACTCTAACCGCACCCGGCCCTGGCACGATTGCGGGCGGCGTGGCAGGCGGCAGCGCGGCGGGCGGCCGCGCCCTGCAGCTCACGATGAACGCACTCTACGGCGGCGGGGCGCCGGCGCGGAGCGTGCAGACCGTCGGGCAGGCCGTGCGCGAAGGCGCGCGCGTCGGAGTCGTTCCCGGCATTTTGGCGGGCGGCCTCACGGCCAACCCGGACGAGCGCACGGCGGGCGCGGCGTTTGGCGGCCTGTTGGGCGCCGGCATCGGCGGCGCGGTCGGCGGCGGGATGCAGTCCGTTGCCAGCCTGTCCGACTTGGCATCCCCGTATCTGAAGCGCGTCACGGACGCCCTCGGCCTCGGCAGAAGCGGCGTGTCGCCGATGGCTCCGCTCACGCCGGAGGCCAGCCCGATGGCGCCGATCACGGCCGCAGAGGCCAAGATCCTCAGGGCGATGGAAGCCGGAGGCGTATCACCGGACGTCGCCGCGATGCAGCTCGAGCAGTCGCGTCGGCTGGGCGTGCCGCTCGGCCTTGTGGACGTGGGCGGCCAGCCCGTGCAGCGCCTCGCGCGCGGGGTGCGCACGCTCCCCGGCGAGGGCAGCGCCATCATCCAAGGCGAGCTGGAGCGGCGCGCTGCGGCGCAGCCCGGTCGCGTGGTGAGCATGGTAGAGCGCGCCACGGGCAGAAAGAGCACGGGCAACGCCGAGGCGCGCGCGGATGAGTTAATCACGCAAGCCCGCGCAGAGTCTGCGCCCTTCTACGGCCAGCTCGAGGGGCTGCCGCCGCTCTCGGAGCCGCAACTGCTGTCCCTGTTCAGCATCCCCCGCGTGCGCGACATCGTGCGCAGGAGCGAAACTGCCCGGCGCGGGTGGGGCGGCTCCGTGGACCCGCTGTACGATGACGCCGGTGCTTTGCGGCGACTTCCGACATTCCGAGATGTTGACCGCATCAAGCAGAACCTAGACGAGATCCTCAAGCCGCAGTTCCAGATGGGGCCGCGCCCGGCGGACTCAGTAACCATAGACACGCGAGAGGAGCGCAACATCGTAGACGCTCTGCGTCGGCAGTTGCTCTCCGCCGCGGATGTCGCTCCGGGCGGCAACATCTACTCCAGCGCGCGCGCAAGTTACGCCAGCCCCGCGCAGGCGCGTGAGGCATTGGAGGCCGGCGCGCAATTCCCGCAAGCATCCTTGCAGGATGTGACCGCGATGATGCAAGGGGCATCGCCTGCGCAGCGCAAGTGGTACCAGCGCGGCGTGACCGAAGCGCTGCGCGAGAACATCGAGGGGATGCCAGACATCGTGTCGCAGCCCAATGTCCTGCGCGCCGTAGCGGGCAGCCCTGCCGCACGCGCGAAACTCGAGGCGGCCACGCCGGAAAGGAGGCGGGCGGCCCTGCAGGGTCGCATAGCCGCCGAGAGAACCGCAGCGCAGACCAATGCCTTCCTGCGCGGCAACTCGCAGACCGCTGAAAAGTTGGCAGAGGCGGCAGACACGGCGGTCGATACGATGGCCGATGTCGCCACGAGCGGAACCATTCAAAACGTGGTGCGCGGGATAAAGTCGGCATATGACAGGGTGATTTCCGGCGTGAACGAAAACACACGCGCCGAGATTGCCCGGCAGTTGACGAATTTCGACAACCCAACCGCGCAGCGTGAGTTCTTGAACCGACTGGCGCGCCTCAAGGCGAAGGGAGAGTTGCGGGCGCAGGATGTGGCCGCCACATCCAGATCAATGGCTGCGGGAACGCAGGCCGCCGGCCCCGGCTTGTTAAGCCCAGAGGATTGAGGCTACACTCGCCGCACCCAAACGGGAGGCGCAGCCAATGTCCAAGCAGGCACCCGCCCGCCGCAAGACTGACCGCACCAGCCGCCATGAGCGGCTGCAGATCCCGCGTCGGTTCCAGTTGCACGGTCATCAGCTCACCGTGCGCATCATGCCGCGCACCCGATGGCCACACTCGATGAACACCGTCGGGATGTACGACCCGACCTGTCACCGCATCGACCTGCGTGGCGATCAGGGGGACACCGAGCTGCAGCAGACCTTCTGCCACGAGTGGGCGCACGCGCTGCTCGACGAGATGAACCATCCCCTGTCACACGACGAGGTGTTCGTGGATAACCTGGCGAGCCTGCTCCATCAGTCCCTGACGACCTTCGACTCTGGAGCCAAGCCGTGCCGCTGACCGCATCGGATCAGGAGTTCATCGCCGCCTGGCGGAGGCTCAAGAAGGCCACGCTCGTCTCCAAGGCGCTCAACATCGGACTGCGCAGCGTCTATAGCCGCCGCCGGTCGATGGAGGCGAAATACGGCATGGCGCTCGAGGCAATCAACCCGATCCGCGGCACGGGAGAGCAGAGCCTCGCCGGACGCCGCGCCAACGCCCTCGCCGCAGAACGCGCCGAGAAGTACGAGGGCGAGATGCACGACACCGTCGCGGACGGCGTGGTGCTGGTCGCGTCGGATTGCCACTACTGGCCCGGCATCGTCACCGTCGCGCATGAGGCCTTCTGCCGTCTCGCCAAGGCGCTCAAGCCCGCCATGATCGTGCTCAACGGCGACATCCTCGACGGCGCGCGCATCAGCCGCCACCCGCGGATCATGTGGGAACAGCAGCCGCAGCTGAAGGACGAGATCCACGCCGTGCAGGATCGGTGCGCCGAGATCGAGCGAGCGGCAGGCAAGGCCAAGCTCATTCGGACCATCGGAAACCATGACGCTCGTTATGAGAACATGCTCTCAAGCCGCGTCGCTGAAGTCGAGGGCATGCCGGGCTCGACGCTGCTCGACTTCCTGCCCAAGTGGCGCGCCGGCTGGGCGCTGCACCTCAACGCCAAGACCGACGGCTGGGTCTGCATCCGGCACCGCCCGGTCGTGGGCGGCATCCACGCCGCCATCAACTCCACGCTCAAGGCTGGCGTGAGTTACGTCCACGGCCATCTCCACCAGTTGAAGGTGACCCCGTGGGCCGACTACCGCGGCCGTAGATACGGCGTAGACACCGGCACGATGGCCGACGTCGGCGGCCCGCAGTTCACCTACGTCGAGGCGGGCCCGCTCAACTGGGCGTCGGGCTTCGCGGTGCTCACGTTCCGCGAGGGTCGGCTCCTGCCGCCCGAGATCGTGGTGGTCGATGGAGGGGAGGCGTGGTTCCGGGGAGAAGCGGTCTAGCGCTTTCTCGGGTCCACGCCGGCCAGCATCGAGGCGTACCAGAGCATCTTCTTGGCGTCCTGCTCCACGGAATCCTTCAGCCCCAGTCGCCAGTTGTACTTCGCCACCTGCCCGCGCAGGTATCCGCGAAACTCCGCCGGCGAGAGCTGCGCCTCGATGGCGTCGATGCACTCGATCTCGCCGGCCTTGTAATGGTTCGGGTTGATGGGGTCGCTCATGTCATCACCTCCACGAGAAGCGCGCAGAACAGCAGGATGCCGATCGCCGCGATGATCGCGTCGCGCAGCAGGCGGAAGAAGGCGTCAAAGTCAGGCGGTTTTTCCATTGCTCCCCCTCGCACGGATTGCGTTAACGATTTCCTGCGCGTTGTTGTCCGACACGCAAAGCCCGAAAACAATCGGGCAAATCGCCTCCCGCTCGGCCTCGACCGCAGCCGCAATCTCGCGCCGCCTGTTCACGCACGGGGGCTTCTGGCAGTCAGGGGGGCAGGTGTGGATGGATTGTGCCTCCCGCTCGGCTGCTGCGACGAGGGCGGCGAAGCGCATAAGCCCCGGCTGTAAAATCCAGCGTGTCGTGCCGGAGTCGAATATATAGTCCATCCGTACTCCAGCCTCCCGCGCCATGTGCATGATTTCCTCGCGTGTCATGTGTCCTCCTTCCTGATCCCGTGGAACCGCTCGGCGGCGCGGAAGGCTGCTTCAAAGTCAGCCCACCGTCCTTCGATGTCCGGTGCTATGTACGCCTCGGCCACCTGCTCATCCATCGCAGGCTCCCGCTTGGCCCATCCCCTCGCGCCCAACACTTCGGCCAGTACATCGGCCTCGGCCTCGCCTGCTGCGATGCGGCTATAGGCAGTCTCCAGCCAATGCGAACCGATGATGTAGCCGGGGTGTGTGGCGTCCGGCTCCGCGAGCGCGGCGGGAATGTCTTTGCGCCCTCCAAGCAGGAACTCCGCTACAGCGCGTGGCATGGTGATGGTGTCCGGCTCCGGCTTCTGCTCCGGCTCCGCGAGCGCGGCGTCGAGGGCGGCGATTTCGGCGCTGTAATCCGATTTCTCGCCGCTTGGCCTAATCGTTTTGTCCGCGTCTCTGAACGCCGCGTGTAATCTCCAGACCACAGCGCGGGGCAGGGTGATGTCGCTCACGGCTTCACCTCTTTCGGTCCAGAGCACTCGCCCTTAAACATCGTGTGACACCGCCCGCCGCCGTCGAGGCAGTTCGGGTACGCGCAGCCGGCACGCTGCCCGCGCAGCTGCTCGAGCTCGGCACCGTACTCGGCGCACCGCTCCATCAGTTCCTTGCACTTCGCCCGGTACTCTGATTCCGAGTGCGCGCGCGCGAGCCAATCCTTGTCCCAGTCGTCGAGCTCGATGGTCATTCCCGGTCCTCCGCGCTGTGCCAGTCGCGCTGGCGCTTAAGGAACGTCGGCCACTTGAGCTCGTCCACCCAGCTGCGATCGTCTATCAGCACTTGGTTGGTGGGCTGCGCCGTGTACCGGCCGTTCTCGAGCTGCAGGAAGTAGAACTCCTTGCTCTGCGCCGGCGAGGCGCTGAACGCATCGCCGACCGGCGCGAGCGTGAAGAGGTACATGCCGGCGTGCTCGGCGCCGTCCTGCAGCCGCACCCTCGCATTCATGGAGGAAAGGTACGGATATTCGAGGGTCGTGAACTGCCACCCGTAGGCGTCCCAGGTCGCGGCCTGCCACGGCTCCCAGGGCGGGGCGTCCTTGACCGCGGCGAGCTGATGCAGCGGCACGTTGCGGTAGACCGCGCCGCACTCGAGCAGCACATGGCAGCCGAACGCGCGGCCGGGCCACGAGGTCAACCCGAACCAGACCGCGCGCAGCGGCTCGTGCTTGCCGATGGCGTCGGCGTCGATCCAGACATACTGATGCGCGGGCAGCGGGCCGGCGTGTGTGTGTAGCGTCATAAAGTGCCGGCTGTCTGGACGGGGCCGGGCTCCGGGGAATGTTCTCGCCAGACTCGAGGGGGGATAGTCCTACGCCGCGCGCTTCTTGAGCTTCTCGTTCAGATCGTGCAGCGCCCGCAGGTGCAGGAACGCCGGCCAGGCGTCGTCGTCCAGGCTCGGGTAGTAGTGGTGGCCGAAGTCACCGTTCTCCTTGCTGAACCGCAGCAGGTGGTACCCGCCGTCGATCCGGTTGCCGGTCGTCTCCTCGTACGCCTTGGCGTAGGCCGCCAACTGGCACAGCATCTCCGGCCAGACCGAGTTCGAGGTCTTGAAGTCCCCGAGCACGAGCTTGCCGTCGAGCCTGCCGATGAAGTCCAGGGTGCCACCGTACCGGTGCGCCTCGCTGATGACCTTGACCTCGCAGTCGATGATCTCGAGCTGCGTGCCCTTGCACCAGAACTCGAAGGCCGAGTACGCCGACGAGGCGCGCGCGCGGAACGACACCGGGTCGGTGACAGTCTCGGCGGCGATGCTCTGCTCCAGCACCTCCGTCGGGTTCCCGCCCTTCACCCAGGCCTCGCACATGCTATGGACGCAGGTGCCGATTGCGAGGATGTCGTTCCCTTCGTACAGACCGCCCGGCGCGTCCTTGCCCTGCCCCTCCAGCAGCCCGTGCTCGCGGCCCTGCTTGTACGCCCAGTTGATGAGCGCGCCCGGGTCCTTGATCTTGAGGACCGTGGTGACCGACGGGATCTTCTTCCCGTCGGCTGCCTTGTAACCCTGTCTCGGGGTGGGCATGGTCAGAAGCTCAGGTCGTCGTCGGCGAAGTCCGACGCCGGCACGGCAGGCGCCGCGGCAGGCTTCGGGGCCGCCTTCGGCGCGTCCACGATGCGCGCGGCGATCTTGTCCTGCATCCAAGTCGGGAGCTTGTCGAAGATCACCCCGTCCGGCGCGTCGGTCGAGTACACCAGCGCCTCTCCCTCGAGCGCCGGCGCCGGGATCGCCTTCGGCAGCGGCATGATGGACGTGAGGTTGGCATACGTCCGGTCGCCCTTCACCGAGTGCGTCACGTTGATGAAGGCCGGCTTCCCGGCAATCTTGCCCAGGTCGAACTTCTTGAGCTCCTCCGGCGTGAACGCCTTCCCGCGCCACGAGGTCAGCAGCGCGTAGAGCGTGCTCTTCTCGTTGAGGCTCAGACCCACCGTGCGGCTGATGACCGCCGGGAGGCTCTTCGTCTCGCCGTCCTTCGTGATCTCGACCCGGATCTCCGGGATCTGGAACCGCAGCACGACGGTGCGCTTCGGCGCGAACTGGCCGCCCGGGGACGGCTGGACGCCGACGTCCACCACCATGTCGCAGATCGCCGCATAGGCTCCCGCCTCGATGGGCTTGCGGGGCTCGAAGTTGCCGCCAGAGGCGGCGCTAACAAACAGACTCATCGCTTCTCTCCTTCTTGGGTTGTTGAATCGACTCTTCGGATTTCGACCACGCCGTCGTGGCCGGTAAAAATGGACAGCCCAGAGAACCGCAGCGCCTGCGCCAACTCGCCGACGCTGACGCCGACGAGGCACGCGCGGGTCGGGGCGGTGACGCTCGCGGCGTCCACGCGCAGGCCCATCGTGCGCTCAAGGCTCTTGTAGAAGTTATCGACCGGGGCGCTCATACCCACCACCGCGAATACTTGTGCGGCTGCACGACGCGCGCGCGGCAGTTGGGGTTTGGCAGCCGCTCGCGGCGGTCGCTGCGGTGCTTCCACGGCGGCGGGCGGGTGAAGATCCAGACGCCGATGGCGAGGAAGAACGCCGCCATGCCGATGGTCACGACGGTGACGTAGAAGATGTCAAAGGCGCTCATGCGGCCACCTGCACCGGCCAA